AGAGGGCAGCGGTGGCGAAGCGGGAGACGCCTGAATCCACCGCAGCCGAGGCTGGCCCAAACAAAAAAACTCCCGGCCAGTGACTCGACCGGATGCCGCACGTCACGCGGCCAACTCAAGGAAAGGAATCCAGTGAGCGACTACTACTCGGAAACGCTGGCAGACATGCCGCTCTTCGCGGCGGCAGATCGCAAGGTGGAACTGCCGATCCGCTGCGCCGTCTCGAAGGAGTTGCGCGTGCGGGCTGGCTCCCAGCGGTGGGAACTCCTTCGCCAGTACGTCGAGCACGGCCCGCTCACGAACGAGCAGGCGGGCGATCTCTCGGGCCTGAGCGACCGCAAGGGCTGCTGCTACTGGAAGCGGTGCGGCGAGCTCCTCGAGCACGGCTACATCGCAGACACGGGCGAGCAGCGCCGCAGCCAGGCGGGCGAGATGCAGCGGATTTGCCGCGTGACGGATAAGGGGTTGGAAACGATACAGGCGGCGTCTCGTTGACGTGCGGCCGGTGCGGTGACGTTGAGTTCAGCGTCACCGTGGATGACGAAAGGACACGAAAGCAAAGGAGCCGGAAGATGAAGATTTCTATTCGCAAGAAGGCAAGCGGAAACAGGCATGGGCGGTCTTCGAAAAGTGACTTGTACATGTCCAAGGTGGTCAACAACGGACGGAAGATCGGTCTTTCTATTCGCATTAGCCGCCCCACGATGGACGTATTGCGATGGAGGGCGGGCGATCGAGTAACGATTGACTTTGAGCGCGACGGCGATACCGGAACGCTGCTGCTGACTCGAACAGATTCCGCTGACGATGGGCTTTGCATAAGCGCCATCGGCAAGACGGGCAGCGGGCAAGTGCGTGCTTCGTTGGAACTCGACAACGTGCCGTACATGTTTCCGAACGGCCAAAGGGGATACCACGGCCATTGCGTGAATGGCGGGCCGAGCGCTGGAGAGTTCCTCATCGAATACAAGCCGCACGATTGAGATCGACGCCGCCCTCGTGATAGGCACGAAGCCGCTTCGACGCGGCGGGGCGGAATGGAAAGGAGGCCAGCATGAGCAGGCAGGACGGCGACATATACGAGATTCAGGCCGAGCACATTTGCCGCGCCCTTGGCTACCAAGTGATCCGGCCCACCGCAGGCAATCAGCACTCGTGGGACCGGCTGGTGAACGGCAGGCGGCTGCAAATCAAAAAGCGATGCGTCGATCAGTCAAAGCCGAACAACATCCGGCTCGTGACAAACCTTTCGTCATCGGCGGTTGTCTACGACTCGGCCGATGTCGATGCCTTTGCGATTTTTTGGCGCGATGAGTGGTTTGTTTTTCCGGCAGCCGCCCTGGCCGACGCCGAAGGCAAGATCCACAACGGCGTCTACATGCCGGAGCTGTTCTCGTATTCGGGCAGGTGGGACGTGCTGGCGGGCTCGCGAGTTCCGCATGAAGTGCAAGCAGTTTTGTTTTAGACGCTGGGCGGAATGAAAAGGAAACAAAGATGGACTTCGACTTTACGCAAGTTGCCATAACCAATGCCGACGGCCCTGATGTGGCCGTAGACAACACTCCGTGGGCCGACGAAAAGGTTGACGTAAAAGCCTACTTCGGAGAGTTGGCGTCGCCGCTCTGTTGCCACATTGCGCAGAGCAGCTTTGTTGTCGGCTGCTGCGCATGGCTAACACACGAGCGCGTTATTGAGTCGCTGGCTGGTGTTTGGGGTGGCTGTCAGATTATTTGCCAGAAAGAGGACTTTCTCCGTCCCGATGCGTCGTCCGCGCGCGGATGGAAGTCGCGGCTGCACAGCCTGTATTCGTCACTTTCTTGCAGGGTCGGCAGGCATGAGTGCGCCAAGGTGGCGCTGATGCCAGAGCTCAGCACCGGCATGGATGAAGGCCAGATGCTGCCTGTGCGTTGTGTCGGCAATCACAACTCTGACAGGCACCCTGCGTTTCCTCGGATGCACCACAAGTTCCTCGTTTTCTGCGATGTACTGGAGCTGGACGGCGAAGACCCTTGGTATCGGTGGCAGCCAAAACCCAGGGCTGTGTGGACGGGCTCTTTTAATCCGACCGCAAACGGAACACGGAGCCGCGAAAACGCGATTCTTGTGGAAGGCGACCACATCGCCTTGGCTTACTTTCGCGAGTGGTACCAGATGTTCGCGCTCAGCGAACCGCTCGAATGGGAGAGCGAGTGGTGCCATCCCGAATACCGGATTGGGACTTAAAGGAGGCCAGGGATGGCACGAACCCGTAGCCTGAAACCGTCGTTTTTCAAGAACGAGCACCTGGCCGAGTGCGAGCCTATGGCCCGCCTGCTCTTTGCTGGGCTGTGGACGCTTGCGGACTCGCAGGGCCGTCTCGAATGCCGCCCGCTGCGGATCAAGGCGGAGCTGTTCCCCTACGACAACTGCGACATGGTGGCCCTGCTGGGGCAACTTGAGGCCAGAGGATTCTTGGTGGCCTACCGCGTCGGCGATCGCACATACATCGAGATACCCACGTTCACCGAGCATCAGCGATGCCACCCGTCAGAGCAGCCGGAAGGCATTCCTGCGGCCGACTCAGGCGAAATCGTGAAAATTCACGGCGAGCCGGGAAAAATAATTGCGAATTGCGCCTTATATCCTTCTTCCTTTAATCCTTCTACCTCTAATCCTTTGGTTGCTCCGAGCAAGCCCGCTACGCGGTCTGGCTCGAAGCCACCCGATCCGCTTCGGTGGTCTGCGGAATCGGGCTGGGAGGGAATCACCGACGCTGACCATGCGGAATGGTCACAGGCTTACCCGGCGGCTGATCTTCCCGTCGAGCTCGCAAAGGCCACCCAGTGGCTCAAGGCGAACCCAAAGAAGGCACGGAAGTCGAACTGGCGACGTTGGCTGACGACTGTCTGGCTGACGAAGTGCCAGGATCACGGTGGGACGCACAGGGAGCCCGGCAACAAGGCCCAGCCCCCTGCTCAAGACCCCGCCAAAAAACGCTGGTGGCGTGGCGATGCCAGCCGCCAGATGACCGACGCCGAGTACGCCGCATGGCGTCGGGAACGAAGGGGCGGCACCGAAGCCGCCGCGATTGCGGCAGCCATCACCATCAAGGACGAGGAAAACCTATGACCGAAACAGCAACCGCAACAGCCCGACCGCCCCTGACCGCCCGCCAGCGCGAGCTTCTCAACTGGATTCGTGAGAACTCGCGTCTCGCGGCCCCGACCGTGCGAGAGATCGCAGCTGCCCACGGCATCGCCTCGCCCAACGGCGTGCAGTGCCACCTGAACGCCCTCGAAAAGAAGGGCTACCTGCGCCGCAACCCGAACAAGGCCCGCAGCGTGGAGGTGGTCGATGAGTGAGAACCCGTACCCGGCCCCTGCTCCGCTGATCGTGGCGGACCTGTGCGCCCAGGCCGCATGGCTGGACGCCATCGACGACGACTCCCGGCTGCGGCTGGAGTGGGCGGCCGACACGATCCGCGAACTGCACGCGCGGCTCGTGAAGAACGCCGCCACGCTCGAGAAGACCGAATCCGAAGCCCACCAGATGGCGGTCTACATCAAGTCGATGATGGCCCAGAAGGGCGGTGCCGCATGACGCTCTCGCAGCTCACGCTCGTTTCGGCGGGCATTTTGATCCAAGCCCTGACGTTCGCTCTGGGCATTGTGGTTGGTGTTTCACTCTTACGAAAGGAATCGAACGATGACCGCGACTATCGCAAGGAAGCGCAAGAGTTCTGGCATAGCCATGCCAATCGACTCGCTGAGAAAGGCCCTGGCTGCGGTCCGTGCGGCCGTCGCCAACCGAAGCCCGAAGCCGATCTTGCTCAACGTGCTCCTGGCCAACGGCGGGATCACGGCGAGTGACCTTGAGCTTCAGGTGTCGGCCGAGGTGCCGTACACCGACGCCCCGCTGCTGCTCCCGTTCGCCCGCTTGCAGGCGATCCTCGGGGCCGCGTCGGGCGACGAGGTGACGCTGGCCCCCAGCGGCAACTCTTGCACCGTGAGCGTTGGCGGTGGCACTTGGACGCTGCCGACCGAGGACGCTCTTGAGTTCCCCCGGTGGGAGCCGCAGGCCGTGAAGCCGATCTGCCGCATCCCGTGCGACCAGTTCGTGCGGGCGGTGAAGGCGGTGGCCTACGCCACGGACACCGATTCGAGCCGGTTCGCCCTCGGGGCGGTGCTCGTCGAGGTGAAGGATGGCACGGTGACGCTGGTGGGCACGGACGGGCGGCGGCTCTCGTCCTACGGCATTGAGGTGGACCAGGCGGTGGACGACTCCACGACGCTGATCCCGGCGCGGGCGATCCTGACCATCAGCAGCATCGCCTCGCACAGCGAGGGGGCGGTGCAGTTGGAGGCCACCGACCGCGAGGTGGTGGCGACCATCGACGGCACGGTGGTCACGGCCCGGCTGGTCGAGGGCCGCTTCCCCCGGTGGCGTGACGTGATCCCCGAGCGGGACGCGAAGGCCACGCTCGTGAACGGGGCCGAGCTCCTGGCGGCGACGCGGCAGGCGGCCATCGTGACGAGTGAGCAATCGAAGGGCGTGACGTTCGCGTTCGTCGAGAACGGCATCCACCTGACGGCGCAGAGTGCCGAGGCGGGGCAGTCGAGCGTGACGTGCGGGCTGCTCGAAGCGGGGCAGACGGCGAGCGTGGCGCTCGACCCCGGCTTCGTGGTCGAGTTCCTGCGTGGCGTGGATGAGGCCGAGCCCGTCGAGGTTGAGGCGGTGGACGCTCAGAGTGCGGTGGTCTTCCGGTGCGGGGACTGCACCGGCGTGGTGATGCCTCTGGCGAAGGACTGATGCCAGACATCGAAGAGCTTCGCCGCATGTGGGATGCCGGGGTGCCAGCGGATGCAATCGCTGCGCACCTCGGCATCCGGCGGCAACGCTTGCACGAACTGCGGCGCGAGCACGGCATACCGGATCGGGCATGCAAGTTCCGCAAGCGGATCGTGGACCCGACGCCCGACGAGATCGCAGAGCGGGCGCGAGAGTGCCGAGAGCGGCACTTCGCCCAGCGGCGGGCTGAGCCTGACGCTTGACACGGTTGCCATCCTGCGGGCGTGGTTCACTCACCCCAGGAGCAACGCCATGCGTTTTGCCTTCGTCGTCCTGTTCGCCCTCGCCGCTTCGCTCGCCAACGGCCAGACCATCGTGGTGCGTGGCCCGGCCGTGATCTCGGCCCAGGAGCACGCCACGATCATCGCCCGGCGTGGCACGCTCGTGCATAGCCAGTGCAGCCAGACGGAAGGGATAGGCATGGGCTCGACGCCAGAGCAGGCCCGGCGCAACTGCTGCTTCTTCGGGAAGAAGGTGATCGTCGAGGAAGGCGTGGCCTACTCGCCGGTCACGCGCCGCTGGTACGCCGTCATCCGCTACAGGTGAACCGTGGCCCCTTGGCTCATCGCCCTGACGGGCGGCATCTATCTCGTCGTGGCGGCAGACCTGGCCCTGCATGGCAAAGCGGGGCTTGGTCTGGCCTACCTCGGGTATGCGTTCGCCAACGTCGGCCTCTACCTCGCAGCGAGGGCCGCGTGAACCCGCTGACGTTCTCCGTGCCGGGCGATCCCGTGCCGCAGCCGAGGCCACGAGTCTCAACGCGGGGCGGGTTCGCTCGGGCGTATGTGCCTGGGAAGCACCCAGTGCATGCGTACCGCCAAGCGATCGCAGCGGCGGCCCTCGAAGCCGGGGCAACGCCGACAACCACGGAGCCGCTGACCGTGATACTGGATCTGGTATTTGCCCGCCCGGCCTCGCACCTGACCAAGAAGGGGCTGCGGAAGGGGGCACCGGCCCTGCCACGCTGCGACGTGGACAACGCCGCGAAGGCGTGCCTCGACGCCCTGAACGGCGTGGCGTTCGAGGACGACTCGCAGGTTGCGAAGCTCGTGGTGGAAAAGTCTTACGGAGCGGAGGCGCGGACGACCGTGCGGATTCAATGATCCTGCATCTCGGCTGCGGCCTCACCCGCGTGGACGGTGCCGTGAACCACGACATCGCACTGCACAGCCCGCACATTGACGTTGCCCACGATCTCGACGTGCTGCCCTGGCCGTGGGCGGATGGCGAGTTCGACATGATCGTGGCGCACGACGTGGTGGAGCACCTGCGTGCGGACGTGCCCGATTGGCTGAACGAGGCGTGGCGAATCCTGGCCCCCGGCGGAAGCCTGAGCCTGCGCGTGCCGGACTACCGGCACGAGAACGCCTTTACTGACCCGACGCATCGGCGGTTTTTCACGCCGCACACGTTCGACTACTGGGACCGCCGCAAGGAACTGCACCAGAAGTACGGCGTGTATTACTTCGCCGCCAAGGCCCGCTGGTGGGTGATCGAGCATGTGGCCCACGACCAGCACGGGAACATCGAGTTCCACCTACGCAAGGAAGCCGCATGAACATTCCGCAGCACCTCATCTACCCGCTTGAGCCGTTCGCCGCAGACCACCTGCGGGTGGTGCGTGAGGGCGAGTCGCACTTCCGCGACTCGCGCGTGGCGTTCGTCGGCCTGGCCCGCAACTGTGCACCGCACCTCAAGGCGAACCTCGGCCGGTTCGAGCAGCTCGTGGAGACCTGCGGCGAGTGGCGGCTGCACATCGAAGAGAACGACTCATCCGATGGAACGGTGCAGGTGCTCGCGGACTTCGCCGCCGCCCACCGGCAGGCGACCTTCACGAGCCAGCGGCTGGGGCGTGAGCAGTACGGGGCCGAGTTCGCGGGCCGCCGCACGATTGCCCTGGCCGAGTACCGCACGGCCTGCCAGCGGTGGGTGGCCGACAACTGTGCCGCCTGCGATCTTGTGGTGGTGATTGATTGGGACGCTTGGGGCGGGTGGAGTCACGCGGGCGTGATGCACGGGGTCGGGGCGCTGCACGCGACGCCCGACGCCTACGGCATGGCGGGCGTGGCGTTGATCCAGCATCCGGTGATGGCGATGGGCGAAGACCGGCAGCCCAAGCTCGTCGCGGATTTCGTGAACTACGACGCCTGGGCGTACCGGCTCAATTCGTATTGGGACGACTACACGGCGGGCCTCGGCGGGTGGAAGCACAGTCACCTGCCGCCGGTAGGCTCGCCGCCGTTTCCGGTCTGCTCGGCCTTCGGCGGCATGGCGATCTACGACATGTTCGCCTTCCTGCGTGGGCACTACGACGGGGAAACCGACTGCGAGCATGTGGCCTTCCACCGCAGCATCGCGGAGCGGACGGGGCAGCGGTTCTACATCGACCCCGCTATGCGGATGGTGATGCACTGGCTGGAGCAAACCGATGGCGGGCGTCACAGCGACCATTGATTTCCAGACGTTGCGGATTCAGTGGGCATCGCACTCGTCGATGTACGCAATCTGTACCCATTGGACGATCACGAAGGACCAGCTGATTCGTTTGAAAGCGGTGGCCCATCTGCCGCCCCGGCACGACCGCCGGTTCCGCTTCAAGCCCGAACGCCAGCGCGACCCCACGCCCCGCGAGATCGCGCAAGCCTGCCGGGAGATCCAGGCCCGATGGGACGAGCACACCCGCTACGAGCGGGCCGTGACCAAGCCCACGCAGTTCACGCTGCGGCAGATTGAGACGCCCGAGGATCTGCGGCACATCGAGGGGGGCGAATGAGCGATCCCATCCTGGGCAAGATCGTGGTGGACGTGAGCCAGAAGTACATCTCCGTGTACCTGTGCGAAGGGGACGGCACGGTGAAAGACGCCGACCACTTCAAGTGGCCTTTCCGGCTGGAAGTGAAAGAGGCCAGGCAGGAAGTGCGGGACACGTTCGATTTCTTTTACGACTACTGCAACGAGACGATCAACGGCTTGGCGGACGAACTGCAAGACGAGGGGGATGGTGCGGCAGACTCGGGGTAGGAGGTGCCCGCCATGACGCTGCCGAACTACCAAGGAACCGCCGAAGAGTACGCCAAGTACGGGGCCAATCTTTCGATCTGGGAACAGCTTCGGCTGCTGTCCCAATGGTCTCCGCTCATCGCCTATGGCCAGCGGTTCGTCCAAGAGGCCGACCCGTACCGGCGCGGCCTGATCGTGAGCGACGCGGCCGAGTGGCTGGCCTCGAAGACGAACTCGCAGGCCGATGACCAACTCGTGCGGCTGCTGGCCGACATTCTCAAGACTCCGCAGGGCGAGGCGTTGGTTCGCTGGTGCCTGCTCAAGGCCGAGGGGGCAAAGTGAACCTCGATGTTGTTATTCGTGCCGTCGCCGCTCTGGCGGCAATTGCTCTCGTCGCTGGCCCCGCGATTGCCGCCGTGGCTCGGAAAGCCCAAGCCGCGTGGCAAGACCGTGCGGTGGCGGCCCCAGGTGAAGCGGCCCCAAGCGTGACGGGCAAGGATCTGCACGTCGTGCTTGACCTGGCCACGAGGCTGAAGGCGGCAGGCTGCTCTGAAGGCGTGGCCCTGTGCCAAGAGCTCCTCGACGTGATGCTCGGCAACGCACCCAAGGCGAAGAAATGAGTGTCGGTACTCGGCTTGCCATCGCGTTTGTACTTGGCTGCGTTGCGGCGTTTGGGATGCCACAGCCCAAGCAGGCCGCGCCTGCGTTCGTGATCGACGTGAGTGATGACATGAAGACGAAGGTGGCCGACGTTGCCCGTGCGTTGAAGGCGGCCAGCCCGGCCGAGCGGGCCATCTGGGCGAGCGTCTGGGAGAAGGCCGCCGTGGTCGTGGCGTCGCCCGAGGGCGAGCCCGTGGTATTCACCGACACCCGTTCGCTGCGTGGCTTCACGATCCTGAGTCTCGACATCGCCTGGCGGCGACTTGGCGGCGTGAAGCCGGGCCAGTACCCCGGCCTGCGTGAAGGCGTCGAGAAGGCGATGGGCGACGTGGTTGGCCTCGACGTGAAGCCCGTGACGCCGGACCTGCGGCGGGCCTACGCCGAGGCGTGCAGGGCGATTGCGTGGGCTGGCATCGGCAGCGGAGGCTAGACCGTGGCCGACTTCATTCCCTTGATGGGCTATCAGCCCGACCGGAAGGGCACCGACGATTTCCTAGCGTCGCTCGCCCGGCCCACGCTCGCGCAGGCTGGCCCCGATCTGGTGCTCGACGAGCGGAAGGACGTGAACCTCGGGCAGTACCTGCTGCGAGTGGCCCCCGATTGGAAGCGTGGAGCACAGAAGATCGGCAGCTGCGTCGGCTGGGGGTGGGCCTTGTCCTGCGACATCCTCGCCGCGTGCGACATCCTGTTACGCAATGAGACGGAGAGTTACGGCGGGCGGGTGCTCGAGGCTTCGATCTATGGGTTCTCGCGCTGCCAAGTTCGCGGCGGCCGGAACCTAGGGGGCGACGGCTCCTACGGCGGCGCGGCAGCGAAGGCCGTGACGAACTACGGCACCCTGCACTACGGCGTGAACTACGACGGCGTGGCTTTCACCGACAACTCGGGACAGCGGGAAAAGGAGTGGGGCCGTGACGGCGTGCCGGATCGGTTCGAGCCGTTCGCTGCGAAGCACAAGGTGCAGAGCACAGCACTCATTCGGTCTTTCGAGGACTGCGCGAAGGCATTGCAGTCAGGTTTCCCCACGGCCGTCTGTAGCTCAATGGGCTTTTCTATGACGCTGCGCGATGGATACATGTCGCCCATGGGCACTTGGATGCATTGCCAGATGGCGGCGGCCGTAAAGTGGAATCCCGAGCCCGCCATCTTGGTCGTGAACAGCTGGGGCGACTGCTACAGCGGAACGTATGACGAGAGCCTGCCGCCCCAGTTCCAGCGTTCGGCCGGGTGGGTGAGGGCCAAAGACTTCACGCGCATGGTCGCGGGCGAGGACTCCTTCGCCCTGTCTGGCTACGCAGGCTTCCCGCCCCGCACGCTCCCCAATTGGACCGGAGGCGTTCTATGAAGACGGCGGCCCTCGTCACCGGCACGTTCCTGCTCTTTGCCAGAGGCTGCGGAGCCCCGGCCCCCGACCACCCCGACATCGTGGCGGATCTGGCCTGCGAAACGGCCCGCATGAGCGTCAAGCTCAGCCAAGAGATGGCACCGGCCCCGGCGTCGGACAAGTGCGACAACTGCGACGGCACCGGGAAGATCGGTGACGGCCGGATCGTGATGACGTGCCCCGTCTGCAAAGGCACCGGAAAGAAGGTGGCGAAGTGAGCCTCGAAGACCTCGACGCCGCCGTGTGGGCCAGCCTGTCGGCTAGGAAGCACCTCGCCGGGAAAGCCCTCGTCTCCCGCCTGGTGCGGCGTGTGGTCCGCAAGTGGCCCGCCGTGGCGATCTCGCAGGCCCGGCCCGACTCCTACGGCGTGATGCTCGAGCAGGTGGCCACGAGCATTGAGCGGAGCGAACGGCAGAACGTCCGCATGGGCATCATCCTCACGCTCGTGCTGGGTGTGCTCATTCAGGAGATCGTCAAAGCGATCCTGGCGTGGTGGATGAAATCTGCCAGCAATCGGATTGCATTGGTAGGGTGGCAGACGGAGATGCGGCGATGACCGAAGACGCAAAGAACACGCTGTTTTCAATTATCGAGCGGTGGGGCTTTCCCACCTTGGTGGCCATCGCCTTCGGCTGGGTGCTGCGCCAAGACGTGCTGCTCCCGCTCGTGGCGGCACATCAAGAGTTCGTTCAGCAGCTGGGCGAGACGCAGCGCGAGATCGGCAGCGCGATCAAAGAGCAGACCCGCTTGCTGTACGCCTTGCAACCAAAGTCTGCCGCGACAAGCCTGCCCGACACCGACCGGCACAACTGAGGCGAGCGCTACCGGCGTCTGCAAGGGGAAGCCAGCCAGCCCTAACCTAGAAGCACAGGAGAAGCCCATGTCCAACGCCACGATCAGCCGCTCATACCGCGACTTTGACATCACGCTGCATACCGCAACCAGCCTGGCCACCACGCTCGACATGCGTGACGTTGCCGGTGCCATCCTCTCCATCGGCACCATCTCAACCGCTGCCAGCACGCTCCAGATGTGGGTCGGCGGAACGCCCACCGGAACCTTCCGCCGACTATACAAGGCGGACGGCTCGGTTGCCGACCTCACGCTTACGCCTTCGAGCACCGAGGGCCGGGCCTATAGCCTGCCCGATGAGGTCTTCGGCACGGAGTTCCTGAAGATCGTGTCGGCCACGACGAACAGCACGGGCACGACCGGCTTTGTGATGTTCAAGAGCTAACGCTCGCCGCACTCTCTCACCACAAGAGCGCACCCAAATGGCTATGTCGCCCCGCCTGCTGCGTCCCCGCACCGGCGGCCTTCACCCGGAAGCCTCCGACTGGCGCTCCCGCGTCATCGCCAACGGCGGGACTGCGAGCGCGTCCACCGTGCAGGCCGTAGATCGGTTCTGCCGCAGCATCGACGGCGAGGGCCTGCGGTCGCTCCTGTGGCGTGTCAACCCATTCGCGGGCGACAACCTATCGGCTGCGCTGGTCCCGCTGTACCGGGCACCCAGTTCGTCAGGCGCGGTGCAGGGAAACGCCACAGACACCAACACCAATTTCGTCAGCGGCGACTACGCGCCCACCAGCGGGCTGTTGGGTAACGGCAGCAACAAGGCGCTAAGCACGGGATTGGCGGCAAACTTCCGCAACGGTCGGCACATTGGAATGGTGCCGCACACGTTGGCAGCCAGCGCCTTTCGCTATTACATGGGTTCACGAAACGGCGGCAGCCCAGCGAACGGCGCGCTGTGGGCATTGTATAGCGGCAGCCCTACTACAATCATCGGGCAATACACATACAGCGACAGCGTGGGTACGGGCGACAGGGCTGGGACAGCGACCGCTCGTAGGCTCATGCTCGGAAACAATTTGGACGGTTCTGGCGGCAACACGCTTTTTTCTGACGGCGCTTCTGTCGGCTCGCCATCATTTGGTTTTGATACCACGGTAACGGCAGCAATCGGCATTTTTGCGGTCGGTCAAATTGCTGGCACGTTCAACTCGCATGTCAACGCCCGTCTGTCTGGCTACACCATCGGCGCGAACATGACCGCCGCGCAGGTGGCGTCCTACAACACCATTTGGACAACGCTCCTGACGGCACTGGGGAGGTCGTGATGTGGCTTGACGCCTCGCAACACCTGGACGAATTGGCGATCCTCAACACGGCCCACGCCGACCGGCAGATTCAGCCCGTGGCTGGCACCGGCGGCACGATGCTCGTAGGAACCGACCTCCTCACCGACTGCGGCGAGGGGTGCTACTGGCACGGGTATTGCGAGTGGCTGGAGAAGTTGACGCCGACCGATGCGGTGCCGTTGCCGCCCGACGAGCCGATGGGCTGAGTGCGGTACACCCACAAGAGAGCGCAATTCGGCACGATTCGGGGCATTTCAGAATTGGACAGCGCGCGTATAACCGCGCTATGACCTCGCACCGGATCATCCAAGGCGACTGCATCGAAGGGCTGCGGACGCTCCCCGACGCCAGCGTTCATTGCTGCGTGACGAGCCCGCCCTACTGGGGCTTGCGTGACTACGGCCACGACGGGCAGATCGGCCTGGAGTCAACGCCGGAAGCCTACGTCGCCCGCATGGTGGAGGTGTTCCGCGAGGTGCGCCGGGTGCTGCGGGATGATGGGACTTGCTGGGTGAACTTGGGGGATTCTTATGCAGCTGGAGGCATGAGTAATCCTTCAGTAAAAAGCACTCTCGGAGGCGGAAAGGATCGCGGCGCAAAAGCGTACTGCATTGCACGCAAAAAGCCGGATGAACTAAAGCCCAAAGACCTTGTCGGCATCCCGTGGCGTGTCGCGTTCGCCTTGCAGGCTGACGGCTGGTGGCTGCGGCAGGACATCATCTGGGCGAAGCCGAACCCGATGCCCGAGAGCGTGCGGGATCGCTGCACGAAGGCACACGAATACGTTTTCTTGTTGACCAAGAGCGAGCGGTATTTCTACGACGCGGAGGCGGTCAGCGAGGCGCTATCAGGCAAGCCGCACGCTCCAGGCAACAAGTGCAGCGCCGATGGCGGGCATCTGAGGAATGATTTCGGCACCGATGCCATGCAGCGTGTGTGGGGCGCAAGTGGCCGCCGCAATCGCCGATCCGTCTGGACCGTCACGACCAAGCCATACAGCGGCGCTCACTTCGCGGTGATGCCTGCCGCACTGGTGGAGCCGTGCATTAAGGCGGGCTGCCCTGAAGGCGGCACGGTGCTTGACCCGTTCGCAGGCAGCGGCACGACGCTCGCCGTCGCCGCAGAGCTGGGCCGCAGCGGCATCGGCTGCGAACTGAATCCCGAATACATCGAACTAGCAGAGCAGCGGATCGCCAAGTCGAAGGCCAAGATGCCGCTGTTCGTGGCGTAGTGCGCTCTTCACCTTAGAGACGGTCGCGAAAAGGCATTGCGCCTGCTTGCCTACGGGGTAGAATCATGCCCCGAAAGGAGTCGGCCATGAAATTTGAAGGCGACGTAGACAAGATCGTTCGCATCAGCATCTCCATTGAAAACCATATCGAACAGATGGAGGACAGGTGCGATGAGGCTCTCGGCTGGCGCGAGGGGCAGCAGGCCGATATTGGCTGGTGTGTTGGCGTCCATGTAGCCAGCATCCTCAACAAGATTCTTGCGTCTCACGAGCGAGACGAGGCATTGCGGGCCATAAACGATTCGCTGGACCCCGAATCAACCGGGAAGATTTATTGACCGGCAGCGGCGGCGTGAGTGCGCTACTGCACCAGAAGAGCGAAGGCTAGGTAGTTGCGAACGAGTACCTAGCATTTGTTGCCGAAACGTATCCGAAGCGACACGTTTTCCGTATGAATGCTGATACAATCTGGGCGTTCGCAATTCGCGAAAGGCGAAAGTTATCGAAATCCGATAAACCGTAGTAACCTCGCTATACATGATCGCCACACTGCGATTTGATTTGTCAGACCCCGACGACGAGCGTGAGCATCGCTACGCCCTGGCTGGTCGCGAGGCTTTGCTCGCGCTGGAGGCGATTGACCAGCACTGTCGCGGACGGCTGAAGCACGGCGAGCCAACGGACGCCCGCAAGGAACTGGAAGAAATACGCAGCGCAATACCTTGCGAATTGTTGAATGTATTGCAGTGAGATCGGCCAGTTTTTTTGCTAAAAAACATGACACTGCGCTACAGAAATCAGAGAGGGACAGATGATTGACGAGATGGCCGAATCGAAGCTGCCAGCATTGTTGCTGCGAACGCTGGTGGCCCTTTGGCGTACACAGCCAACCGGACTGAAGGCAAACCTGCGCTCTTGAGCGAAGGGACGGCAACGCCTTCCCGTGCCGCTCGATGCCATGCGTGACCACGGATAGACGGGCTGCGTGGCGTCCGTAGAATCCAGCCGCCGAAAGGAGGCCGCTATGTTCTCGTCGTCGTGGATTCGCGTTGAAGATCGCCTGCCGATGGAGTTCGAGGAATGCCTCTTCATCGTTGACGATGATTCCGTTGAGGGGTTGCTCTACTTCGGATACAGGGACGGCGACAAGTTCTTCTGCTTGTACGCTCAAGACGGCGAGCCGTTTGAGATCGGCAAGAACTGGGGCGTCCACTTCTGGGCTCGCGTGCCGTATCACGGGCAAATCTTTGAGGACCGACCGCAGAGCACCTATCCACACAGGCGGCGGCCGGGCTAAGTGCGCTATCGCGGCGAGAGACGGCTGCAAGCCAACTGGACGCTAGGCATAGGCTGAACGCATGCCAGCACGCATACCAAGCCACAGGCCGCCCAGGCTGAGAACACAGCCAAGGCGTGACGACTCGGCCAGGCCAAACGCAGCGGCTCGAGGCTACTGCTCACGAGCGTGGTATGCCCTGCGTCAGCGTGTGCTCGTGCGTGACGCATGGGCCTGCCAAGACTGTGGGCGCGTGTGTGCGGATAAACGTGAAGCCCACGTCGATCACATCACGCCCAAGGCACAGGGCGGGCAGGACGTGATGGAGAACCTGAGAACGCTGTGCGTTAGGTGCCACGGCAGGAAGACACGGCAGGAGCAACGGCAGAAAGTTTGACGCGAAGCGCATGCTGCACGACACCCCCCCACCCAAGGGTGGGTCGCCTAATACCGACTTGCGGTTTACCAAACCCCACGGTTTAAGCACGCGAGCGTGCCCGCAAAACTCCGCAGCGTTTTCCCTAGCGGCCGATTGGCTGGCAGATCGTCCGCAGACCAAAGCCACAAAAAACGGCACCTCTCAGGCGATCCTGTAGCGTCTGCGAGCGTTGATCCAAAAAACAGGCCGAGTATTTTTCAACCTATGGCCCGCGTCGGACGCAAACCAAAGACGGCCGCCCAAAAACTGCTGGAAGGAAACCCCGGCAAGCGTGCGATTCGTCCCGACCTCCCGGCCCCGTCCGGTGCGCCGCCAATGCCGCAGCGCCTGATGGTCGAGCCCCAGGCCGTGGCGAAGTGGAACGAGTTCGTGCCGATCCTGCTCGAGCTCGGCACGCTCACCCAGGCCGATGGCGAAGCCTTGGCGACTTTATGCGAGGTCTATGCTGCAACGCAGGCGTGCCTTTTGGAGTTGCGGGCGACCGGCCCGGTGATGCGGACGGACCTGGGTGGCGTCAAGCCGAACCCGGCAGGCCCGCTATATCGAAGTTTAGTTGCGCTTCAGGCGTCGCTAATGGGCGAGTTTGGATTGACCCCGACCAGTAGGACACGGCTCGGTGCCAAGGAAGAAAAGCCAACCGACGAAGTTGAAGAGTTCTTCAAAGTCCACGGGGCATGATCTCACGCCCGAGGGCCAGGCGAAGTACCAGCGCGTCGTTCACTTCTTCGAGAAGATCCTGCGGCACAGCAAGGGCCAGAACGCGGGCAAGGCGTTCACGCTTCTGCCGTGGCAGCATCATGTGATGCGGGAGCTCTTCGGCAGGCTGAACCAAGACGGCACGCGGCAGCATCGCGTCGGGTACATCGAACTCCCGAAGAAGCAAGGCAAGAGCACCACGCTTGCCGGGATCGCCCTCTACATGACGGCCTTCGACTCGGAGCCGGGGGCCGAAATCTACGGAGCGGCCTGCGACCGAGAACAGGCTGGCATCATCTACCGGGAAGCCGCGTCAATGGTGCGGGCCTCGCCTGCGTTGTCCCGCCACCTTGAGGTGATCGACAGCCGCAAGACGATCGTGCATAAGGCCAGCAACTCTTTCTATCGGGTGCTCTCGGCAGATGCGTTCCGTGCCGAGGGGCTTAACATCCACGCCCTGCTCTTTGATGAGCTCCACGCGCAGCGGGACAGGCGGCTGTGGGACGCTCTCCGGTACGGCGGTGCCGCGCGTCGGCAGCCGCTCATTCTCTCAATCACGACGGCAGGCTACGACCGCAAGAGCATCTGCTGGGAGCAGCATGCCTACGCGGAGCGGTGCATAGCCGACCCAACGGTAGACCCGGCCTTCTTCGGGTGCATCTACGCCGCGACGCCCGAGGACGACTGGAAAGACCAGAAGACGTGGCACAAGGCGAACCCATCGCTAGGCGAGACAATCACGGTGGAGTCGTTCGCCGCCGACGCCCGCGAGGCCGATCAGTCGCCCTCGAAGCTCAATTCGTTTCTGCGATACCGGCTCAATGTTTGGACAACCCAAGATATTCGCTGGATCAGCCCAGATACATGGGCCAAGTGCGGCGGCCCGCTGCGGGACGAACTGGAAAAGCGCGAGTGGTATGCGGGCCTCGATCTTGCGACCACCTACGACTTGTCGGCCTTCGTGATGGTGAGCCAGGCCGACGACGGCACTTTTGACGTGATGCCCTTCTTCTGGGTGCCGCAGGTGAACGCTGCCGAGCGGACGCAGCGGGACAAGGTGGACTACATCGGCTGGATTCGTGACGGGTACATCAGGGCGACCGATGGCAACGTCACCGACTACGACGTGATCCGGCGGGACATCGTGGAGCTCTCGCAGCGTTTCAACATCCGGCAGGTGGGAATCGACCGCTGGAACGCCACCCAATTGGCAACGCAACTGCAAGGCGAGGGGGTGAATGTGACAGGCTTTGGGCAAGGGTACGGCTCGATGAGCAGCCCGAGCCGCGCCCTCGAAAACTACATCATGTCGGAGAAGATCCGCCACGCGAACCACCCGGTGCTCTCGTGGATGGCTGGCAACGTAGCGGTGCAGACCGACCACCAGGGCAACATCAAACCGAGCAAGGCGAAGAGCACGGAACGCATCGACGGCATCGTGTCGCTGGTCATGGCCCTTGGGCTGCACGCGACGGCCACGGCCCCGCCACCCGAACAATCCTGGGACATCATGAGCATATGAGCGAAAACGCCGCCGACTTCAGGATGTTCGACCTGCGTGGCATCGACTGGCCCGAGGTTTCGTCGAGCCGCACGCCCTCGGGCATCCGCGTCAACGCCGACAACAGCATGGCCTGCTCGGCCTACACGGCGTGTATCCGCGTGATCTCGGATGCCGTCTCCGCTTTGCCGCTCCACGTTTACGAGCGGATGGCGAACGGTGGCAAGGCGAAGGCCACGGCCCACCCCGTGTATCGCCTGCTCCACCAGCAGCCGAACCCCTGGCAGACGGCCCAGGAATTCAGGGATTGGATGACCGGAATGTATTTGCATTACGGTGCGTCCTACGCCGAGATCCGCCCCGGTGCTCGAGGTGCCGTGTCGGAACTGTGGCCGTTGCACTCGTCGCGGATGGAGTGCGAGCGGCTGTCTGACGGGGCGCTTCGGTATCGGTATCGGGAGCCGAACGGGCGCGAGACGATCTACAACCAAGAGCAGATTTTCGCCCTGCGGTTCACCACGGAAGACGGCATCAAGGCGATCCCCACCTACAAACTCTTTTCCAATGTCATCGGCTTGGCCCAAGCGCTAGAGACTCACGCGGCCACATACTTCGGCAACAACGCCAGGCCGGGCGTGGTACTTGAGTCGGATAACCCGATTCCGGCGGAAGCGGCCGAGCGACTCCGCGAACAGTGGGAGCGGCTCCACCGTGGGCCGGATCGCGCCTACCGCACGGCGGTCCTGCCCAACGGCGTGAAGGCCCACGAACTCAGCGGCTCAAACGAGGCGGCCCAGTTCCTTGAGAGCCGGGCTTTTGCTGTGGTTGAGTGCTGCCGCATTTTCCATGTGCCGCCGCATTTGATTCAGCAGCTGGACCGCTCGACCTATTCAAACATCGAAGTGCAGGGAACCGAGTTCGTGCAGCACTGCCTGCTGCCGCACTTGAAGCGGTGGGAGGCGGCCATAAGTCGTGACCTCATCGTCGAGGATGATCGGTTCTTCGCGGAACACTCGGTGAGCGGCCTGCTGCGTGGCGACCACGCGAGCCGGTCGGCCTACTACGTTTCCGCTCTCCAGAATGGCTGGATGTCGATTAACGAGATCCGCGAACTGGAGAACCTTAACCCGATTGGGCCAGAGGGCGACCGGCACTTCGTGCAGTTGAACATGACCACGCTCGACGCTATCGGTGACAGTTCGCCCGATGCTAGCGAGCCCATGGATAGCACGGCCCAAGATGATGCGGAAGACTATGCAACCTCAACCAGCGAAGGCGTGGACATGGCGGCGGCCACGGACTTGCAGCAGCAAGCCTTGAACGGAGCACAGGTTTCCTCGCTGCTTGAGATCATCGCTGGTCTTTCGTCTGGCCTGCTCACTGGCGAAGGAGCAAAGGCACTGATTCAAGGTGCCTTCCCGACAATGCCCGAAGCAACCGTGGACAGCATCATCGCGGGCGTGAACGAAGGCGTCATGCCAGTACAGACTGAACCGACCGGAGGAAACACAAATGGAAATTGAACGCCGCGATTACGAGCTGACAGACGCCGACGAGCTTGTTGTGGAAACCCGCTCAGACGGCCGGGCCGCGATCATCGGATACGCCGCCGTCTACAACCGGCTGAGCCTCGACCTTGGCGGATTCAGGGAAGAGATTCTTCCTGGTGCGTTTGACCGCATCCTGTCTAAGCGAGGCAAGGACGTGGTGGCCCTGTTCAACCACGATAGTAACATCGTGCTAGGCCGATCATCGTCTGGCACGCTTGAGCTCTCGTCTGACGAAAAGGGTCTGAAGTATGTCGTGACGCCACCCGTCAGCCGGGCCGACGTGCTTGAACTGATCCAGCGGAGGGACGTGCGTGGCTCGTCGTTCGCCTTCACGGTAGACGCGAAGAACGAATCCTTCCGCACTGGCGAGGACGGCAAGGCCGTGCGGCAGATCCGCGAAGTGAGCGGGCTGTATGACGTGGGGCCGGTGCTCGTGCCCGCGTACCCCGCCACCTCGGCTTCGGTTGCCCTGCGTTCCTATGAAGCCTGGCTGGCGTCGCAGTCGCAGCCCGAGCCCGAGGCGGTGGCCGCCGTTGTCGCCAAGCGTTCGCTGGTGCGTGACGCCGCTGCGGCGTGGACTCTGAGGCTCCGCAATGTCTGAAGCCCGCTGCACCTGCGGCGAGAAACTCCGCTGCCGTTCCAGCCGTCCGTGCGGTGACGAGCGGCAGCGGTATCTGCGTTGCCCCCGGTGCGGGGCTCGGGCGGTGGCGTTTGTCAAAACAACAGTTTCCGAAGTGCGCTTCTGCAAGAGACCCGCCCGATAGTGGCACTGTGGACTCCACGGCAATACCGCCGCCAGGAGATTCACACAGTGGACAACCTCAAGAAGCTTCAGGACGAGGCGGCTGCCCTCGCCAACCGGATCGACGCCGTTCGTGCGATCGAGGCCGAAGACACGACCGCTCGCGATGTCGAACTGATCGACCTCAACAAGCGTGCCGACGAACTCACCGCCAAGATCGACTTCGAGAAGAAGGTCGTCGAGTCGGCCAAGAGCCTGCGATCGGTGGTCGAGCGTTGCTCGCCCGCCCCCGAGGTCCGTGCCGATGAGCCCAAGGTTCGCATCGAGGCCGTTCCCTTCTCGGGCCGCCTGCGTGCGTTCAACAGCGTCGAGGATGCCTACAAGACGGGCATGTGGCTGAAGGCCAAGAGCGGCGACGCCGAGGCCAAGCGGTGGTGCCAGGATCACGGCGTCGAGGCCCGTGCGATGGGTTCGACCTCGGCGAACAGCGGTTCGGCCACGGTCCCTGATGTCCTGTCATCGACCGTGATTGCGCTTCTCGATCGCTATTCGGCTTTCGCCCAGAACGCCACGAGCGTGACGATGCCGAGCGACGTGCTCCAGTTTCCTCGCAGGTCCGGCGGAACGACCGCGTACTGGATCGACGAGAACACGGCGATCACGGCCAGCGACCCGACCATGAATCAGGTCTCGCTGACGGCGAAGAAGGTGACGGGCGCGGTGGTTGTCGCGAGCGAGCTGCTCCAGGACTCCATCGTGTCGATCGCCGACTTCATCGCCACGGAGCTCGGCCTGTCGCTCGCCAACGCCGTCGAGGCGGCTGCGTGGAGCGGCAACCCGAGCAACGCCCCTGCCGTGGCCGGTCTTGTCACCAGCCACACGGGCGGCCTGCTCGCCTCGTCTGGTGCCACCTACGCGGCGTCGCTCGTGACCGCTGCCGGTGACACCCCCGACGAGGTGACCAAGGCGAACTTGCTCGCGATGATGGCGGCCGTGCCGCAGCACTCGCGTCAGGGTGCCAAGTGGTTCTGCTCGCCGTTCTTCTTCGCGACCTGCATGCAGGCTCTCGACCTGAACCAGGGCGGCTCGGTCGGCCTGTCGCAGGGCATGGGCCTGACGTTCCTCGGCAGCCCGGTGGTCCTCACCGACCGGCTCCCGAGCGGTGCGGACTCGACGGGTGCGGTCATGGCGCTGTACGGCAACATGGCCAACAGCTCCTACTACGGCGTGCGGCAGTCCATCGAGATCGCCAGCAGCGATCAGGTGAACTTCCTCAGCGACCAGACCGTGATTCGCGCGGTGGCCAGGGTTGCAATCGCGCATCCGAACCTGGGCACCTCGACCGTCGCCGGTCCGGTCATCGGCCTGGTCGGTGCGTGAGACTGACGGCTTGACGTGATGTGCAAACTGGGCGGGCCGCTCCACTACGGGGCGGCCCGCTCTCTTTTTGCGAGGTCTGCATGATCGTGCGTGTGGGTGGAACCGAAGCCGACGTTCGCGTTGAGGCCGTGCTGTCGATGCCACGGCTGTCGTTCACGGCCAACCACTTCGCATGGGCTCAAGCACTCATGCCGCTGGGGATTCGCCCCACGATGGGCACTGGTGCGTTCTGGAGCCAGGTAAACACCCGCGTGATGGAGCAGTTCATTGATAAGGCGGAATATCTACTGACCATCGACTACGACACGTTCTTCACGAAGGAAGACGTGGAGCACCTCTTCGCGATGGCGATGACGTTCCAGTGCGACGCGCTGACCGGATTGCAGACGAAGCGGGAAGACGGCCGCCCGATGCTGACGCTGAAGGACACGCTCGACAACCCGCCCGAGGACGGCAAGACGAGCCTGCCGATGTCGTGGTTCTCCGAGCCGGTGCAGGAGGTGGACACAGCCCACTTCGGCCTCACGGTCATCAGCACGGCCGCCCTGAAGCGGTGCAAGAAGCCGTGGTTCTGGTCGAAGCCAGGCCCCGATGGGTCGTGGAACGACGGCCGCGTGGATGACGATATCTGGTTTTGGCGCAACTGGCGGGAGAGCGGCAACCGCGTCTTCATCACGCCGCGCGTGGTCCTCGGCCACGGCGAGTATGTCGTGACCTGGCCGGGGCAGAACCTCGGCAAGCCCGTGTTTCAGTGGACCACTGATTTCACGACCAACGGAAAGAAGCCCGAAACTGCATGGAGCGTGCCTCAATGACGAAACTGAAGATGCTGCGTTCGTTCCGCAACTACCGCCCAGGCCAGGTCGTGGAGATTCCCGGCGGGCTGGCGATGGAGTTAATCGCCAAACGGTTCGCGGTTGAGGACCGGCAGCAGGAGTTGATCGAGACGGCCGCCGTCGAGCACGACGTGGAGACGGCCGACGCCACGCCCAAGCGGAGAAAGCGAAAGTGATGTACCGCAGCCTCAGCCGCCAAACGCCCCCCGCCGTGGAGCCCGTGACGCTCTCCGAGGCGAAGGCCCACTGCCGCATCGACAGCACCGCCGACGACGCTTATGTGGCCAGCCTCATCACGGCGGCCCGTGAGTGGTGCGAGCAGTATTTAGACCGCACGCTGGTCTACACGCAGTGGGTGATGCGGTTTGACCGATTCCCCACCTCGGGCATCGAGGCGATGGAGCTGCCCCGCCCGCCGATGGCCGTCGCGGGCACGGCCACGGCCGTGTCGCTCACGTTCACGGCAGACGGCGGCACGACCGGCACCTACGCCGTGGATCAGTTCCGAGTGGATCGCCAATCGACGCCGGGCACGGTGCTGCCGATCTACGCTGGCACCTGGCCGCCGCACCGGATCGACGCCGGGGCGCATGCTGTGACGTGGTGGGCGGGCTACGGGGCCAGCGGCACGGCTGTACCCGCCGCGATCCGCCACGCCATCTTGATGCTCGTGGGCATGTGGTTCGAGCGCCGCATGGCGGCCGACTCCATGAGCGGCGACGAAATTCCGTTCGGCGTGAAGTCGCTTCTCGACTCGCAGCGATGGGGCTCCTACCGATGATCGACCCCGGCAAGCTCCGCGAACGCATCACCGTCCAGGTCGCCAGCGGCAGCACCAATGCCCTTGGCGAGACGGTGCTGGCGTGGAGCGATTCCTCGGCCGTGTGGGCGAGCGTGGAAGGCGTGAGCGCCCGCGAGGCTCTGACAGCCGGGCAGCAGGAGACGAGCATTACCCACAAGGTTCGGCTGCGTTACCTGCCGGGCCTGACGCAAAGCATGCGGTTCGCGTGGCGTGGCCGCACGCTGGAGATCGTCAGCCTGCTCGAGCACGGCAACCGTAGCGAGCACGAAGCCATTTGCCAGGAGACCGTCTCGTGAGTGTCTTTGCCGAAGGGCCGTCGCTGCTGCGGCTTGCCGTTGGCAAAGGCAAGTTTGCAAAGCAGCAGTACGGCCTGACCACGCTCGACGACGTGATCAAGAGCCTGAAGGCACTGCCCCGCGAGATCAGCCTGAAGTACCAGGCCCAGGCACTCCGCAAGGCGGCGAAGCCCGGCCAAGAGGCGCTGCGGCAACAGACGGCAGCCCTTTGGCAGGTGACGGGCAACCTGCTGGCGAGCGTGTCGAAGGCCGAGCGGAAGTACACGAACAACAAGCAGCAGATACCCGTGGGCGTGATCGTGATCGGCTTTCGGCGGCCCACGAACGCAAAGAGCCAGAAGGGTGCCACCCCGGCCTTCGTTGGCGGCACTGTGCTGAAGGGGCCGAACCGGGCATACCACTCGCATCTGGTGGAGTTCGGCACCAGGCCCAGGATGGCTGGCAAGAGCAAGGTGAGCCGCAGGCGCAAGGTCATCCTCGGCGGCAGGATTCAGACGATCGTAGAGCGCGAGAAGAAGCCAGCCGCAGGCCGTGGCGTGCTGTCATCGTGGAAGACGCGTGGCGACTTCACGGGGCGTGGCCTTTACCCCGTGGACTTCATCGCCAGCGGCACCGTCGCAGGCTCGCCCGCTAGGCATCCGCTGCGGAAGGCGTTCAATCAGTCGCGGGCACAGATGCAGAGCATCCTCGACGTGGAGATGCGGAAGGCACTCACGCGGGCCGTGAAAGAGTACGAGCGGAAATACGGCGACTTAGGAGGCCAGTGATGAAATCCCCCGAAGCCGTCCTGCGTTCGGCGCTCATTGCCAATGCCACCGTGGCTGGGCTTGTGAGCAACCGCGTGTATCCGGTGGTGGCCCCGGCCTCGGCGGCTCTTCCGTTCGTGACGTGGCGGCGCGTGGCGATCCGGCGGCAGCAGACGCTTGGTGCCCCGATGGGTATGCCCGTGACGAGCGTGGAATACAGCATCTACGGGGCGACCTACGAGCAGGCCCGCGAAGTGGCGGATGCGATGCGGTCGGTTCTGGATGGGTACGGCGGAACTTCCAACAATACGGAAGTGAAGCAAACGTCGCTCGAACAGGAGTCCGACGACTTTGTGACGCTGGCGGGTGCGGAACTCCCGCCTGCCTATCAGATCACCCAGCAGTACGACACGTTCTGGATCGAAAGCTAGGAGACATAAAGCATGCCCGCCACTCCGCATGATGGTTCAGGTTCCACGTTTGTCTTCGCCGGTGCCACCTACACCGTGACGAACATCACCTACACGATTGCGGACAACAACGCGACCGACAACATCGACGTGTCGCACCTGGGGCAGACGGCTGGATCAACGGTGCTCACGCTTTCGCGTCCGCTGAAGGGCTCGGCGGGCGACACCGGCAAGGAAGTCACCATCGACTACCTGACCAACGCTGGCGCTACGCCGATTGCGCAGGGTGCCACCGGCACGCTGACCATCACGGGCGGCATCACGCTGACCGGCGTGGCGGCCACCTGCAAGTCTTCCACCATCACGCTTGCCACGAACGACGCCAATAAGGGCTCGGCATCGTTTCAGGTCGCCTAACCGCCGGGGAGGCTTCCCGTGGCGAGTCGCAGCGAAGGCATCAGCGTGACTTGGAACAGCACTGCGTTCCAAGAGGTCACCGACTTGTCTTGGTCCTACGGCGGCGAAGGCAAGGGGCGAAGCGTTGCGTGGACCGACGCGCCGGGCTCCGTGGCTATCGCTTGCCTCGGGACGGCGAACACCTCGACGGCGTTGTGGAACACCCGCGCCGAGGTGGTGATCTCTGGCGGCGGCCAATCCTTGACTGCGCAGGCAGTATGGGAGTCAGTGAGCGTGGCCAGCGAATTGAACGGGGTGACCCGCTACAGCGTGACGCTCAAACTTTCCTACTAGGTGAACCATGCCGCTGACGAGAGAACAGATCGACGCCGCAACCGATGCCAAGATCATCACCGTGGAAGCCCCCGAACTCGGCGGCGACGGCAAGGTGTGCATCCGGCTGATGAGCGTGGGCGACCGCGACTCCTACGAAATCAAACTGCTCGAGGGCGACGGCAAGGCGATCCCCGACTTTCGCTCGGAGCTCTTGAGCCGCACGCTCTGCGACGCCGCTGGCAACCTGCTCTATCCCGGCGACGAAGGCGTGGCTGCCCTGAAGTCCCGCAGCGCCGACGTGATGCACCGCCTGTGGCATGCGGCCCTGAAGCACAACGCACTGACCGAGGAGGAAATCAAGAAGCTCGCGGGGGAATGAACGCCAGGCCGACCTTGCAGTTCAAGTTCGCCCTGGCTTCACACCTCAAGAAAACCATCGAAGAGATCGACGCGATGGACTCGCGTGAGTTCTCGCAGTGGATCGCCTACACGCGATGGTTTCGCCCGCTCGACAACCCTTGGCAACAGACCGGCATGATCGTCTCGTCGGTGCTGGCCCCGTACTCGAAGCAGACGCCAGACCCCGAAGCGTTTATCCCAATCGAAGACAGAGCCCCCAAGCATCCCTCACAGATCCGCGACACCATCCGCCGCATGGCGGAAGACCTCAAGAAGTTTGAGCAGTAATGGCAACCATCGGCCTTGGCTTTCAACTCTCGGCATCGGCCACGCAGATGTCGGCGGGCATCAATGCCGGTGTAGTCGAGTTGCAGAAGTTGGGCTACGCCGCCAAGAAGACGCAGCAGGACGTTTCGACACTCAAGACAATTGAACTGTCGAGAGCGTTCATCGCCACGGTGCGGACGGCGGCCGGGGCGTTTCAGCAGTTCATTGGCGGCACGGCCGGTGCGGTGGCCAGCATCGACGATCTCTCGAAGCGCACCGGCATCTCTGCCGACATCATACAAGGCTATTCGCTGGCGGCGAATCAGTCGGGCGTTTCGCTGGAGACGTTCGGCAAGGCGGTGCAGAAACTCACCGTGAACTTGGGCGAGGCACAGACCGGCAACGCCACGGCAATCAAGTCTTTCGCGGAACTCGGCCTGTCGGTGCGCGACCTGTCGCAGTTGCGGCCCGAGCAGGCTTTCGATGCGGTCGTGGCTGCAATCAGCAAACTACCCAACCCGGCGCAGCAGGCGGCGGCGGCTGTCGGCCTGTTCGGCAAGAGCGGCGTGGAGCTCGTGCCCATCTTTCAAGAGGGTGCTGGCTACCTTCAGCAGATGACGGCTGAGGCGCGGCGGCTCGGGATCGTGTTGAGCCCGCAGCAGACGGCCGGGATCGCCACGCTGGATGATTCGCTCCAGAAAGCCCAACTGACGCTCCAGGCGTTCTCCGCTCGTGTGCTATCGGAACTGGCCCCATCTCTCACCAAGGCGGCCGAGGATGCCGCCTCGTTCATCGCCGCCATCGACGTGAAGGCTGTGGCCTCGGCAGTGTCGGCCGCCATCTCTGACCTCGCGGCTGCGTTCCAACTTGTGGCCACGGCGGCCCTGCCGCTGGCTGGCAACATCCTCCCGGCCATCGGCGGCTACTTGGCATTTATCAATCGCCAAGTCGTGACGGCTGGGATTGCCAACCTCGGGCGGTTCTTCGCGGCGGCGACCGCTTCGGCCTTCGGCTACTCGGCTGCGGCTGGCACGGCGGCGACGGCTACGGCAGCCCTTGGCGTGTCGATTCGCTCGGCGCTCGCCAGCACGGGCATCGGGGTGCTCGTGGTGGGCTTGGGGCTGTTGGCTGGGGCCGCGCTTGAGTGGGCGTTGGCCAGCAAGCAGGCCGGGGCGGAAGTGACGATTGCCGTCGAAGACCCACAGGACGCGATCAAGAAATACCAAGAGCAGATGCGGGCGGCGACCGCGAGCACGCAGGAGTTCGGCCAGCGGGCGAAAGACGCGCTGAAGGTGCCCGACCTCAACGTGACCGAGTTCGCCCAGAACTCGCTTTCGCAGGCCGAGTCGGCCATCAAGCAACTGGCGCAGGAACTCGGCGGCCTGGGCCAGGTGCCCGTCGAGGTGCTCCAGCAGTTTGATCGGCTGACCGAGTTGGCCCGCGATGCCAACGCCGAGACGACCTACCAGAAGTATGCGATTCAGCAGGTGGACCGTGCGGCCCGTACCTTCAGCGACACGCTGCGGCAGCAGGCAGACGCGAGGCGGGCCGACGCGGATGCGGCTAGGGCTGCGGCCGACGCCGCCGCTCGCACCGCCCAAGAGGCGCGGCAGCGAGTGGCCGACTTGGCGAACGCCGGGCTTACCGACGCCGAGACGAGCCGCCTGCAACTCAACAGGGACTTGCTGGCGATTGGACAGGAACTGCGGGCGGCAGAAGATGCGTTGGCCCAGGCGAAGCAAGCCAACGACGCCAAGAGCATCGCTGCCGCCAATGAACGGCTACGGCTCGCGGGCGAGGCCACGAAGCAGGCGAGGGCTCAGGATCGCGAGCGGCAGCTGCAAGCCCTCGGCGTGGATGCGAATATCCTGAAGCCCGCCACGTCCATTGCCGACCAGTTCAAGGCGGTGCGCGAGGCTTTCAACAAGCGACTGATCGACGGCGGCGAGGCCCGCAACGCCCTCCGCAATCTGGCCGCCGAGGGCATTTCCATCCGCAAGGAGATCGCCGCCGAGTTGGCCCGGCCGTCTGCGAACGCCTTACAGGTGTCAGACATCCGCACGCAGGAGGGGGCATCGCAGATGCTGGCGATGGCCACCGGCCGCCAAGACCCGGCCCTGGAGCAGCGGCGCGCCCAGTTGTCAAAGCTCGAAGAAATCCGCAAGGCGATCGCCGCCACCGGGGCGAGCCCCGTAGAAATCCTGGGGGCGTAGCATGGCTGTTCTCTCCTACCGCGAAATCCTGCCGCGCACGTTCTCGCACAAGTTTGGCGAAAGCCCGAATGCGGAACGGAAGTTCGCCCTTACGCTCGACGGCGCGACGAGCACGCAGGACATCTTGAACGCAGTCGGCATCTTTCACGGAGCCGCCCATCCAGAGTATGCGTACCTGCTCTGCCACAACGGGCAGGTGACAGAAACCGACCGCTTTCACGCGGAAGCAACGTACAGCTACGAGACGCCCGCCTCGGGCACATCCAACTACAACGCAAGCCCGCTCTCGCGTGCTGATGTTTGGTCGGTCTCTACGAGCGGCCTGTCGGTGCCGACGTTCCGCTACTACGACGGCAGCGGAAACGGCACAATCAAGCCGCTGATCAACACGGCTGGCGACATCATCGAAGGGGCACAGGCCATTGAGGGCGAGCTTCGCGTCTCGGTCTCGGGCAACCGTGCCTCCTTCCCAATGGCCACGGCGATTGCCGTGACGGGCTGTGTGAACTCCGACAGCTACGCCGGTGCGTCTGCCCACCAATGGTTATGCAACGGCATCAGTGCCCAGCAGACCACCGAGGTGGTGAACGGCCTGCAGGTCACCTATTGGCAGGTGACGGCCGAACTTTCCTACAAGCCGAGCGGGTACAAGCTCTACCTGCCTAACGTCGGATGGAACTACACCAGCGGCGGCCAGAAGAAGCGGTGCTACGTCTTTTCAGAGGAAGGAGAAAAGATTCCGTCCGCATCAGTCATGGCGCTGAACTCAGACGGCAGCATCAACTTCAACAGCGACTTCACCGGCTCCGGTGCCCCCACCATTCTTGAGCGCCGCGTGAACCGCGAGGTAGCCTTTACGGGCTACTTCGGCACGCCGCCGACATCCTGACGGGGGGCCGCGATGTCACGCAAGCCAGACGGCAAACCGGCGAAGGTCGAGCGGGTCACGTTCACTCGCCCCGCTGCGGAGCGGATCGCCAAGGTGGTGCGCGAGGTCGAGGCGGGCGACCGCGACCAGCCGGGGATCGCGTTCGGCTCGGCACCTGGCGTGGCGAGCAAGACCTTTCGCATGGGCACCTTCAGCGGCGCGTGGTCGATTGGCTCCGCGAAGACGGTGACATTCCGCAACCAGACGGCAACGCCGAACACGGTGAGCGCGACTAATCTGTTCTGGCCGATTCCTGAAGGCCCGCAGCGCGACTGCTCAATCGCACGGGACGGCACGGCGTGGTACTTGCTGGTGCCGCAACTCTACGCTGCCAATGCGGCGACGGCGGCCACGCTCACTACCGCTTCGCTTGAGTTCAAGACGCTGCCCGTGGTGGCGCTGGCGACCTCTAGTACGGCTGTGTTCTCTGTGTCGATTTCCACCTGCTCGACGGCGGCAACATGAGCCTGGCGGTGCAAGACGGGAAGCTGGTCGTGCGGAATGGTGCCCTGGGCACGACGCAGGCGTGTTGCTGTAACAAGTGCTCCGGCCCGTGCGACGAGGAGAACCCGTGCCCAGAAGGCTGCGTGTGCGTGGATGGGGAGTGCGTGACGGACGCCTGCGAACCGGGCTACGAGTGCATCGGTACTGCCGATTGCACTCTTTTCGGCTATTGCGAACAAGTCGATGGCGAATGGATGTGGAGCGGGGCGGGCGGCGGCGGCGGTGTGATTCCATGCCCTGAATGCCCAGACGGCTGGACTACGTTCATGAATGAAGGCCCAGCACCTTGGGACCCAGAAGTGACGCTGCGTTTCTACACTTGCATAACGTCTAAGCCAGCAGACTACGCAACCTGTTGTTCGCCGGATGCGCCGCGTTTTGAAAACGGAAACCTAAGCGAGTGCGAGACTGACGGCCAGTTTCAGCAGGACACAACTGCCGACGGGGCTTTTTATCTTCCTTGTAATTGGGGCTACGGCTGCGAGGAGATTTTGCTCCCATGATTACTTGCCCCCGAAGGCACTTGATGATTCGCTGCTACCAGCGGGGCTACACGCTGGACGAGGTGCGCGCCTGCATCGTCAGCGAGGACGAAGCCACGATCACCGTAGACGAGACGCATCCAGCGTATCCGGCCAAGCCGAAGCCGGGATTCGTGCCGCCGCAATTCGTACCGCAGCCACCCGTGCCGAGTTCTGGCCCCGGCACGGAACTCTCCAAGCTCTTGAAGCGGTTCGGCATTGAGCCGACGCCGACGTGCAAGTGCCGGGCGAAGGCTGCACAGATGAACGCCTGGGGCTGCGACGAGTGCAGCAAGCCGGAACGCATCAACGAGGTGGTGGCCGTGATGCGAGAGGAAGCCAAGGCTCGCAGCCTGCCGTTCCTTGACGCCGCCGGTAGGGTGCTGGTTCGCCGTGCGATTTCCAACGCCCGGAAGGAGGCGGCCCGTGCCACGCAAGCCAGCAACGCCGAAGGCCAAGACGCCCAAACTGGCCGAGCTTGATTTTGATGACGAAGAGCCGACCGGCCTCGGCATCTTGGACGATGACGGCAACATGGTCCTGCGGCGTTCTGCGAAGCCCAAGCCGAAAGGAAAAGCCCGTGGCAAAGGCAAAGACAAGCCTGCTCAGTGAGATCAAGGCGAACATACCCAGCAGCAAAGCCCTGCGGTGGTGCGACCGGGTGGCCCCCGAGCACCAGGCCACGCTTGCCGAAATCCGCCGGGCCTACAAGGCGGGTGAACTCGGGCCGGGAAAAAAGCCTGTCTGCAAAGCCATCTCCAAGTATCTAGCCGACCACGGGATTTCCACCGTGGGCTACCACGGGGTGCTGCATTGGCTCGAAGACAAATAGCCGACGAGATCGTGGCCGGGGTGGAGCAGGCAACGCAGCTGGCCACCGACGCCGAACTGGCCCGGCTGCGGGCAGAGTTGGCCACGCTCAAGGGACGCTACAAGGCGGCCCTCGGACAGATCGACCGCGAGCGGGAGCGGGCCGATGCGATCGCGGGCCTGGCTGGCATCAAGCCCACGAAGCGGCCTTTGACCAAAAGTGCCAAGGGCAAGAAGCACCCGGCCACGATGGTCGTGCTGCTCTCCGACATTCACTGCGAAGAGCGCGTCGATCCCGAGACCGTGAACGGACTGAACGCCTATGACCTCGACGTGTGCGAGCAACGCATGGCCGAACTGCTCGAGCGGTTCGCCGTCCTGCTTGAGCACGAGCGGCAACTGGCCCGCATCGACCGCGTGGTGGTTTGGCTCGGCGGGGATCTTCTCTCTGGCCACATTCACCCCGACACAGCCGAGATGGCACAACTGGCCCCGCTCGCCGCGTGCCGGTTCATCGGCGGCATCCTGCGGAACTTCATCGACGAGGTGGCGGGCAACGCCAGCGAAGTGGTCGTGGCGACGAACAGCGGCAACCACGGCCGCAGCACGGAGAAGCTCCGTATCGGCACCGAGATGGAGCACTCGTTCGAGCAGAACCTGTACCTGACGATGGCCGCCGCCGAGCCGCAGAAAAACGTCCGCTGGCAGGTGGGCACCGGCTACCTGAACTATGTGGACCTTGACGGCTTCCGCATCCGCTTCCACCACGGCCACGCGATCAAGTACGGCGGCGGCGTCGGCGGCATCACCGTCCCGACGAACAAGGCGATCAGTGCGTGGGATGCGATTGAGCGGGCCGACCTCACCTGCTTTGGCCACTGGCACCAGTTCCAGTGGTTGCGGGCGGGTCGCTATGTGGCGAACGGTAGCGTCATTGGACACTCGGCATACGCTACCCGAATCAAGGCGGCCTACGAGCCACCGTGCCAGGCGGCCATCGTCATCGACCACGGGCGAAACGAGGTGACGAAAGCCATGCCCATCTACTGCGACCGTGATCTGCGAAAGGGAAAGGAATGATTGTGGCCACTGACCGACAACTGGGTGATGGCGTGATGCGTGAGGGACTGCGGCCCGGCTCGCGCGAGTTTCTCGACATCCTCGACGAGATCCGCACGCTGCACCTTCGGAAGACAAAAGACTACGGGCAGGACGATGATGCCCTGAGCAACATTCGAAACTCGGCCGACGTGATCAACGTGCCCGCCTACGCTGGGTGCGTGCTGCGAATGAGCGACAAGATGCACCGGCTGCGGTCGTTCTTTCGCCGGGGCGAGGTGGAATTCGACGGCGTGGAAGACACGCTGCTCGACCTTGCGGCGTATTCGATCATTGCCCTGGTGCTGTACCGGGAGAGCGTCGAGTGAATCCCCGCGTGCCGTACAGCGAAGAAGAGGCGCAGGAAGCGTGGCTGTGGGTAGGCCGCCACGGGCCGAGCAATTCGTGGACCGCGACGAACGGCACGGCGGCCAGGATGATCGGCCGCCTGCTCGAAGAACGCGAGCGGCTGCTGGCGATCATCGCGGCACGCGAGAACATCGCACGGCCAGCGGAACAATGAGCCGGGCGGCGGGTGCGGCGGCGCGGGTTTATTCCTTTCCCCGCGCTGCCCCCGCCTGCCTGGCTTCAATAATCGCTGCGTATCCAAAGCCAAAGAACTTCTGTCCTGGCGGAACCCTGTCTTTCTTTCTCCGATTGTCGGTGGCCCAGATCGGCCTCAGGTTCGTGTAGTGAAAGCACGCCAAGCACTGCGCTTTGTCTTTCAGGTCGAAGGCCGCTACCGGGATGATGTGGTCTATATGCCACTCAGACCTGTTTTCCCAGTTCATCCCAGAAAGGAACTGCGACTCAAGGTGCGAGCGTAGTTCCTTGGCATCGCACCCAAAAAAGAACTTTGCTTGGTTTCTTTTCTGGACTCGCTGTGACCTAAACGCATCGCGCAGTCTCGTTCGCATCCTCTTCATTGCTGCGTAAACGGGGTCGGTTGCGTACCTCTCCTTCTGTCGGCGCACGACTCGCGCAATGCAAGCGTCACGGTTCTGTGCGTACTTCAGTCGATCTTTCGCTCGTCGCTTTTCTTTAGCAGACTGCGACGCGATGGTACGCTGTTTGTCGGCCATGTTCGTTCTCCTACAACGGGCGTGGACAGAGACGGCGATGGGCTGATACCCCATCGCCGTCTCGCATTGTATCTCCCGCCTGCGGTGGATCACAAGCGTTCAGTACTCAGCCGCTCCCGCCTCCCCGTCAGCCCGGTTCAGTTGATGTCGAGCGGCGGCAGGAAATCCAAGGCCGACGCCTCGCCCACGATCTTCGGGTCGAGGTAGTGGTCCTTGGTCGTTCGCCCGTCCGCGTGCGTCAGG